GTGGGCTGTCGGCATGTGTTCAAAGCCGCGACCGATGGTGAACCGACCCATGATTGCATCGAGTGCCTAGACTGATGCCACGATGGCATTCTCACTGAAGCGCGCAGTCGCTAACAACACAAACGCACAGATAGGTGCAGCTGGCGCTGCTGGCAATCCGCTGGTCGGCAACTTCATGACCTATACGACCGACTTCAATAGGTCGGCTGCCATCCAGATTCCCACCATCAGCCGGGCACGTGACCTGATCTGCTCAATGGTCGGCTGCCTAGAGATTCATCAGTACGCCAAGCAGTGGATGGATGACGACTACGAGGAAATTGACTTGCCCGATGACACGTGGTTCCACCAGCCCGACCCCAACGTGACGCGCAACTTCATCATGAGCTGGACGACCGATGACCTTTTGTTCTACGGAAGAAGCTTCTGGGTGGTGACTTCTAGGTTTGGCAATGGCTTTCCAGCAACCTTTACGTGGATTCCAGCAGCTGACGTACAGACACGGGACCAAGCCGGGCCACAATGGTTCGGCCCCAGCAAAGAAATCTATTTCAACGGCTACAAGCTTGACCCGAACGATGTCGTGCAATTCCTCAGCCCAATCCAAGGCCTGCTCACCATGGGCGCTCGCTCAATCCGTACCAACATCAACCTTGACACCAGCGCTGAGCGCTTCGCCAAGAATCAAACCCCGGCAGGCGTGCTGAAGCAAACCGAAGGCGAGCCTTTGAGCGCCGAGGAACTGTCCGAGCTTGCTGCTGGCTTTGCAGCTGCACGAAACAACAATGCGATTGCTGCGTTGAACCAATACGTGGACTGGAAAGAGTCCTACATGGATCCGAGCAAATTGCAGTTGACGGAAGCACGCACCTATCAGGCGTTGGAGATGGCACGCATCGCCAACATTCCGCCATACCTTGTCGGCGCACCATCAGGTTCTGGCATGACCTACCAAAACGCACAGCAGGCACGCCAAGACCTCTACCTATTCGGTGCCAAGCCATTCATTGACTGCATCGAGCAGACGTTGAGCATGAACAACATCACGCCACGAGGCCGTTACATTTATCTGGACATTGAGACATACCTGGAGGAATACGAAATGTCCTCCGAGCAGGACAACGCTGCACCTGCTCGGGGGCTACCCTCTAACGACGAAAGCGAGGCATCATGATTCGCCTAACTGCACAAAACACATTTGTCCTAGCTGAGGATGGCGAGTCACCACGCTCGATCAGTGGTGTTGCCGTACCTTGGAACACCGAAGCAACCGTCAGCGACGGAACTCGAGTTCGCTTCGAGCGCGGCTCACTGCCAATCACTGGCAAGAAGCCCAAGCTGCTCAAGTACCACGACTCCGAACAGCCAGTAGGCGTAGTCACCGGGCGACTTGACTCCGAGGAAGGCATGCTATTTACGGCCCGAATCAGCGCCACCAGCGAAGGCAACGACATGCTTGAGCTCATCAAAGACGAGGCAGTTGACTCGGTATCGGTAGGCGTTGACGTAGTTGACGCTTCCTACGACGACAACGGCACCATGGTCATCAAAAAGGCCAACTGGGTAGAATTATCACTTGTCACGGCACCTGCATTCAAGGGCGCTATGATTACAGAGGTTGCAGCGACCGAACCACAAGAGGAGACAACCACAATGTCCGAAGTCAAGGTCGAAGCATCCGTAGAAGCACCAGCACCAGCACCACAAATGCTGTTCGCTGCACCAAAGAAAGAATTCGTCATGCCAACCGCTGGCGAATACATCAGCAAGTTGTGCCAGGGTGGCGCAGTTGCTGCCGAGTTCCTCGCCAATCTGAAGGCTGCTGCACCTGATGTTGTCACGACTGACACGCCTGGCCTTCTGCCAACGCCAATCCTCGGCCCGGTGTACAACAACCTGATCGGTCGTCGCCCAGTCATCGATGCAATCGGTGCACGCGCAATGCCCGGTGGCGGCAAAGTGTTCTCACGCCCGAAGGTGACCACGCACACCACGATTGGTCTGAGCAATGGCGAAAACCAGCCGCTTGATGCAGGCACGTTTGTCGTCGCCAAGGAAAACGTCACCAAGGCTGTGTACGGCGGCTACGTCAAGTTGTCCGAGGAGGACATTGACTGGAGCGAACCCGAAGTCTTGGGTGCACTCGTGGATGACATGTCACGTGAATACGGCAAGCAGACCGAGGACGCAGTCGAAGCTGCGCTCAAGGCTGGCATCACCACCACGCGCGCCGCGTTTGACGTAACTGACCCGGCTGCATGGGCAGAATGGATCTACGGCGCGTCGCAGACCATCCTCAACGCCAGCACGCACCTGCCAACCCACCTTTTCGCATCGCCTTCGTTCTGGGGTGCACTTGGACAGCTCAGCGACACCGCTGACCGTCCACTGTTCCCACAGGTCGGCCCAATGAACGCATTCGGCAACGTCGCCCCCGGCACGCTGTCAGCCAACGCATTCGGCCTCTCAGTCGTGGTGTGCCCATACGAGAGCGACTTCCTCGCAATCGGTGCCGCCGATGGCTTTGAGATCTACGAACAGCAAAAGGGTGCAATCCAAGTCGAAGCCACCGATGGCTCGCTGTCACGCATCATCAAGTTCCGCGGATACCTCGCGACCTTGATGCTCGATGCCAGCAAGTTCGTTGAAATCGCCTAAGTTCACTCCCTCCAGGTGACACTGAACGGTGGCAACTTACTCACTCACCCATAAACAGGTAGTCAGTAACGTTGCCGTCGTTCAGTTGCTGGAGAACCACAGCTTCGAGGTAGGGCAGTCAATAACGCTGTCCGGCATCAATGCCACGTGGAATGGCACGCACAAGATTCTGGCGTTGCCCGAGTATTACTTCATCGGCGTATCGCAGCAAGGCGATTACCAGTACGACACTGACACCATCATCCCCAATCAGGTGCTGTTTGCGCTGAGCACGGCTGACGCTGATCGAGCAGCCGCCACCGGGACATGCACCTACTCGGTGACGTGCTCATGGATTGTCCTGGGCGATGTTGAGGACTATCTCGGCTTTACGTTCACCAACCCAAGTGCTGACCTTGACGTAGCCAACATGGCAGTGAGCGCAGCCAACCAATTTGCGTATCGCAAGCGCGAGGAGTCGGGCTATTTTGACTCACCGACCATTGTGCCTGATGGCGCGGTAAAGCTCGGCACCGTCCAGTACGCGGCAATCCTTTACCGTGAACGCGGCTCCACCGAGGCGTTTGCGTCGTTTGACCCACTAGCCACAGGTGGCCCGGTCACAGGCAACTACGGTCAAATCCTGCGTTTGCTCGGAGTCAATAAGCCACAGGTGGCCTGACATGTCAAACATGTTCAAGGATGGTTACGACCAACTGGTAACCAAACTGCAGACGATTACCGGGCTGCGTGTGTTTGATGATCCACGCAACATGAACCCACCATGCGCACTTGTCGAGGCACCAACCATCATGATGGCAACCAACGTGGTCGCTGACATGGAGTTCCGCGTTGTGATGACTGCCTTGGGCACTGGTGATAATAGGACGCTTGACAGCCTGCTGGACAACATTGATTTGATTCGTGCTGCACAAATCGGCTTGACGGATGCACGCCCAACCACGGTGTCGTACGGTGGCGCTGACTACCCTGCCTACGAGCTAACGATACGCACCAAAGTAAGCCCTTAGGGCTACTAGACTGCCCTACGGGTAAGCAGCGACCCTCGACGTAGAGGAGATTCGCTACATGGCTAACGCAACCACTTACCTGGCTTCCCCAACATTCAACATCGGTGCCGCTGCCGGTTCAGTCAAAGACTTGACGGATCAGTGCAAGTCTGTGGTCATCACCAAGTCGCGTGAAGCGCTTGACTCCACTTCGTTTGGCAACACAGGCCGCCAATTCGTTGGTGGCCTTACCAACGTGACCGTCACCGCCACGCTGCTCATGGAGTACTCGGCATCGCCCGGCACGTACGTTGACCTGACCGCTCTGGTCGGCACCAACGTGTACGTCGCTGTCAAGCCGACCTCGGCTGGCATTTCGGGAACCAATCCAGAGTTTCAAATCACTGGCGGATACCTTGAGTCGCTTGACTTGGTAAACGGCTCGGTCGGTGAACTGTCCGAAGTAGAAATCACCATCACCGGCGGCACGCTGGTTGAGGACATCACGGCGTGAAACTGACCATCAAGGTGTCGTTCAAGACACCAGCAGCAGAGTTGGTTACAGAGCAAGTCACAACGACAATTGCTACGGCTGCTGCGTGGGAACGCAAGTTCAAGCGCCGCGCCAGCGATTTACAGGCTGGTATCGGTATCGATGACATCATGTTTATGGCGTGGCATCAGCTCAACGTCAATAAGCGTGAAGGCCGCGATTATGACACTTGGCTTGTGTCCGTTGAGGATTTTGAGGTAGTGGAGACTGCCCACGCAAACCCTACGGAAGCAACAGCGTCCGCCGCCAGTTAGCGGAACTGCTGTTGGCTACCGGGTGGTGGCCTCCGAACATCGAGTTTGATTCTGAGGATTTGGCTACCGTGTTACTGCTGGCGAGAAAGCAACAACAACGTGGCAGTTGAAAGCACCATTCAGATTTACGGCATCAAGGCGGCTCTAAAAGAGCTGAACACCATTGATGCCAAGTTGCGTCGTGAAGTGACAAAGGATTACAAGCAGATTGTCTCGAGTGTCGTGGCTGATGCGAAAGCGGCTATGCCTAGCCAGGCACCGTTGAGTGGTATGAATCGTGGCTGGAAAACCAAATCTGGCTTTGAGATTATTCCTAAAGATGGTTGGTCAACTGCTGCTGCACAAAAGATGTTGGCAGCCAAAATCAATACTAAAAAGGTCAAAGAGTTTCGTGGCACCAAAGTCAATGTCGGCACGTTTCGCATTGTGTGGACTGGTACGGCAAACACCATTTTTGACATTGCTGGACGTAAATCAAGTGGCACGTTTGTAGATCGGCTAAATGCCCGGTATGGGCGCGCCTCTCGAGTGTTGTGGCCTTCGTACGAAAAGAACCAATCGCAGGTTGAGCAGGAGATGATTGCGTTGTGTGAGCGTGTTATGCGTGAGGTCAATCGCAATCTCGTCATGGCTCCACAGAGTTCGTAGGATGTAGCAATGGCTGTCAACATACCCATCGTCTCAGAATTTGACTCGAAGGGCATCAAGAGCGCAATCAGTGAATTCAAGAGCCTCGAGGGCGCTGGCGCGAAAGCCCAGTTTGCTCTCAAGAAGGCTGCTATCCCGGCAGCTGCGGCTATTGGTGGGCTTGCTGTCGTTATTGGTGATGCAACCAAGGCCGCTATTGAGGATGCAAAAGCACAAGCCCTGCTCGCCCAGGCCATTACGAATAACACGCTGGCTGGGGAAGCCAACATCAAGGTTGCTGAGGCGTTTATTGAATCCACGATGATGTCGGCGGCTGTGGCTGACGATGAGCTACGCCCAGCCCTCGCCT